CATTTGGTGTCATATAACCTGGAGTGGCAGAAGAAACACTTGCTTCTTCAAGCTCTTGTTGAATTAATTCTCTAACTAATTTCTTAAAAGTATCTATTTTCATTTTATTTCTTTCAGTTCATTAACTAAATCGTAATACCGTAAAACTGAAGTTAATGTTATTTCATCAACATGCTTTTTCTGTTTTATTTCTTCAATCTTATTAATAGCCCCTTTAAGTTTAATACTTGTAACTTCATCTTTAATCTTAGGACGATGTCTTTCTAATACAGTTTTAATTGAATCTAACTGTTTAGCAACAAATTCTTTTAATTCTGAATTATTAGAAACATTATAAATATACTTTTTAAGAATACCCTTTTGCTCTGTTGTCAAAGTAGAATATTTAGTATTAAATTTATCTACTAATCTCTTATATGTAAGTAATCTAACATCAGCATCACTTTCTTTAAATTCTTTGAAAACTTCCCCATCAACTTCTTCTTCTTTAACTTTCTTATAAGATATATTTTCTAAAATAGTATACTTACTATTTACTTTGGTTACTGGATTTAATTCTTTACCAGTACCCGCATCTGCAAATAAATTATATACTGAGGCATAAAATCTATAATTTGGTAATCGTGTTTTAAAAAATGCAGTTGTATCAAATACTGTTTTAATTTCTTTTACAAGATTATAAGTTTCTTTTCTCAATTTAGCATTAGATAATTTTTTCCTAGCATCTATTACTATTTCTAACAAATCTTCAGCTTTTTTAGAATTATTAGTCTTTTTATTCTGTAAAATGTTATATAATTCCAATTCTTTTGATATTTCTGTATCTTTTCCGAAATATTCTTTTAAAATATCTACTGCAATCCCATCTTTTTTATCTCTTAATACATCACTTGTCAACTGACGTGCCAAAAGTTCATATAAAATACCAATATTCTTAAATTTCGAGTGTTTTACTCTAGCCATAGCTATGCTCCAATAATTATTGTGTTATTACCTAACTATAAATATATTCATAGTTAAAAATACACTATTTATGAATCTTTAGTTGAATCTAATTCTTTATTATACTCTTTCTTTAATTCTTCCGATTCACTTATCAACTGTACACCTTTTTTATCCATTTTTGAAAGAGTTTTTTTCATTGAATCGTAATGTGCTAATGCCATATTACCAATTCCTTTACTAGCACGTTTTTTATCATTACTACCTAATGGATCTCTACCACGTGCACTACCATCTTTACCATATTTAGGATTTTCTTTTGGTTTTCCTGCGCCATTCCATCCGCCTGGAGGTGAACCACCTTCATCTTCTAATTCGTGTCCAGTTCTACCCATAGCTAAATCTGCTGGTGTACCTTGCGATTGCCCTGATTTATCTGGATCATTTCCCTCATTTTCAATTTGAGATCTACGAAATTTTTGTTTATAATCAAATAAAATTTGTTCATCCTGTTTTTTAATTTGTTTTGATGTAAAATTAAAAATATTTTTATAAATCCAATCTGTAGAAACTAAGCCATCTTGTATCATAGAAGATGCTAATTGTGTTTTACTATTCCACAATTCAACTTTCTCTGTTTCATAAATTGTAGATGGATTTGTTAATGTTAATTCAAAATTTACCAACTCTGAATCTTGGAATCCTTGTGAATATAAATGAACAATAGCTATTTTAGTTAACTCTGATACTGTGATTCTTTGTAATCTTTCTATTGTTCTAGCAAACCGTACATCTTCTGCGGCAAGAGTTGCTTTTGCTCCTAAGCCTTCTTCATATCCAAGAAATGCTTTTGGTACACGAAGTGCTGCCATCATTTTATTTCTTAAATATTCTATATCCTCTACTGCATCATAAGTTAGCCCTGGCATTGATTCTATTGATGTTCCACTATCTCCACCACGAACTGGCATAAAATAATCTTCTGCTATATTTTGCATATTATATCTAAGATTATATTCACCTGTTGCTTTATCTATAACAGGAGATTTTTTCATCTTATCTACAATTTTATTCATATAGTTATCAACTTCATTTGGCGGAATATTACCTATATCAATTTTGAAAACTCTCTTTTCTGGTGCTCTCATAATTCTATGAATTAACATAGCATCTTCCATAAGACTTAATTGTTTCCAAATCTTACGACCACCTTCTACCATAGATTTACCATATGGTAAAAAATTAGTATCAGATAACATTCTGAAATGTGCAATCTCAAAATTTTCATATTCAGTTTTAACGGCACTAACTGAATGACGTGGATCTCCACTTTCCTGTATAAATTTAACATATTCTGGATTTTCTGGATCAGTATTCTCCATCCTTGAAATATCATATGGAGAAAGTGGTTCTACATTTGTAATACCATACTTTTCTTGAATTTCTAATCTTAAAAAGAAATCACCATACTTACACATATTACGAACCCAAGGCCACAAATTAAATTCTATATTTAAAATATCATAAAATAAATTATTTAATATTGTTTTAATATTGTCGTTATTAGATTGTACTGTTAAAACTTCTCCGTACTCACTTTTCATAGTAGATTCGTCTGCATAGATATCTAATGCAGAACCTATAATTGGATCTAAATCCATAGCTTCATAATCTTTAAACAATCCTAATCGCATTGTTTTAATTAATCCCGTATCGCTATAACCACTTAATCCAATTCCCTTATGTAATTTAGTATATCTATCAATTAAATTAGATTTGGGTGTAGCTTGCATTTCGTCAGTATCAACTACTCGTAATTTTTTCCCACCAACGTTTCTTACAATTACGTTTGTAGAAAATAATCGTTGTAGTCTACTAAATAATGATGTATCAGCCATATTTTACCTCTTAATTATAAAAGCCAATCAAGACTTTCTTTCTTTCCTTTTAATTCCCACTCCCAAGTTTCTTGTTCAGGAGTTTTATTAGTATAAATGCCATTAGCAGAATTTACCGAATTTATACTATTTAAAGATTTTTTCTGTAATTCGATACCTTCTGCTTTTAACCTTAAAGCAGTTTCTCTTATCCAAAGTGCAATTCCATATGAAATTACTAAATCATCGTTATATCCAGACATAGCTTCTGCGCGTTGTCCATTATATATAAATACGAATAATTCATCAATTAATCTCCTGGAATTAACTTTTACAAGCTTCTCTCTAAAAAATTCTTCTAATTTAGCAATAACTAATGGTCTTGTTTTCATTGACATAGTAAATCCAGGAACTAATTGTTTGTCTTGCCTATAAAGTTTATTTGATACTTGTCTTTGTGTATCTACCCACTTTAAATCTTTTGACATATAAAATAAATTCGGGTACTCTCTATCAATTATCTGTTGTATTGCAGCCCAACCAATATTGTTATTCTCCACAACAAGTAATGCTTCATTATATTCTTGAGCTATATTAACTAACATATTACCAAAATCTCTTGTAGATATAGCTCCTTTATATTCTGCTACTTGCTCTAAAGTCTCCATTTCAAGAATATGAAATGCTGAATAATCTGTTGCATCTCCTCTTGCTACATCTGCACATACTATATAATCTTTTGAATAGTTTGCTGGCTTCCATATCCAAAGATTAGAATCCACTCCACGCTTTTCTACTGGTTCACAAACATTTATATTTAATTGCTCTTCTAATAATATACCATCAATAACTGATTGTCCAGAAGTAATAAAATCACAATCACATTCTTGTGCTGCTAATGAAGGACCTAACAATTTATCTTGATCATCTCTCCACTCTTGTTCTCTATCTGGATGTAATGTCCAATGTAATTTAATAAAATTAAAATCATTCAAACCATCTTCTGCATCCATCCAAGTTCTGTGAAACCAATTACCAACACCATTGGGTGTAGATAGTGCCAAACATTGTCCACCCGTTGATAGTGTTTGAGATGCCGCTGCCCATATCGGTTCTATTCTATCAATAAATGCCGCTTCATCAAGTATTAATAAAGATAGTGCCTCTGAACGACCAGCATCTTCACCACTTGATACTGCTTTTACTTGTGAACCATTTTTATATCTCAATGATAACTTATTATCTTCAACACATTTTGCTTTTAGCCAAGTTGGAAGATTTGCATGCATTACTCGAACTTTTGTTACTAAATTTTTAGCAACTTCTTGTTTCGTAGCAATAACCAAGATATTCTTATCATTATGAAAAGTCATCAACCATAAAGAGTATCCAGCAGTAATTGTGGATATACCTAATTGTCGAGCCTTTAATATTATATTAAATCTATGTTGTATAACATCTTCTATGGTTTTTTCTTGAAAATCATAAAGAGAAAATGGTATTTTCCCTTTTATTGGGTGTTGAATAACACAATACTTTTTCATAAAATATATAGGATCTCCTGCACATTTTACATATTCTTTCTTTATTATTTCTTTATAAGACGGATTACTTCTATGTATTTGATCGTTCATTATGATATAATATTTCCAACCTGATTAATAAGTGTAGTTACTGCATACGATAATACAGCACCATAGCCAAAATACAACCACTTGTTTTCATACCAAGATGGTTTTACTAACTTAGCTTTCTTTTCTGTAAGAGCTACATCTTCTTCTAATAAACTAATTTTTTGTTCCAATAAATCTATCTCTATTGTTTTTAAACTATCTTGTGTAGATAATGAATCCACTTGAACCTCTAGTTGTAAAAACTGATTCTCAAGGGTTTTCACCTCTTCATCAGTAAATGTAATTTGAGATAACCCTACTGATAAGAATATTAGTAATAAAAATTTTCTCATTTTTTACTAGCTCTCTTTTTTAAAGATGCTTTGGCTTTTCTAGCTGAAGTAACTTTCTTTGGAGCTTTTTTCTTAGCTTTAGTTTGTTTCTTTTTTACAGCTTTTAATTCTTTGTCAACTTTCTTAACTTGTTTTTTTATAGTTTTCTTTTTAGTATCTATCTTTTTAACTTTAGCTTTTTTCTTTGCTGTAGCTTTAGAACTTAATCCTAAAATACCTAAAATGATACCAATTATTTTTGCTAAACCTTTCATTATGCTTCTCCATGTCTAATTAAACCAACATTTGTTAATAATTCATCAAAATCACATTCTACTTCTACATTGGTATTAAAAATTTTACATAATTCTACTTCTATTTCACTATATACTTCTAACGCTTCTTTCAAATCTTTATGATTATCCGCGTGATATATTCTAGCTATTTCTTTCAAATTAGTTATTAAATCTAATACTCTACTAAATACTTGTTTATCTATCTGCAGTACTTTCATCTTCTTCACCATCCACTTCCTCTAATAAACCGTATAAATATTTTCTAGCATCTTCTGCTAATTTTTTTACATGTTCTTTATTAGAATTCCATTGTTCTTTTTCAAGTTCAACTTTTTCAAGTCCTACTGAATTATGAATTTCGGGCATTGATTCATTCTCCCAAGAATCTAATCCTTGTAACATATCTTTAACATAAGATTTTTTATTTTCTTTTATCTTATTTTTTTCCCAATCTTCATATTTTCCAATAGCTCTTAATTTAGTTTCCATTTTTACTTGACAATCAAAGCAGTGTCCGTATAATCTCCACATCTTATCATCAAGTTTTATCTTCATTGTTTTTTTACATTCTGGACAAAACCAAGGCATTCTTGCTTCTTTCATCACCTCTGATAGTGGAGATATTTTATCACCATGCTTTTTTAATTCTTTTCCACTATTATATCCAACCATAGCTCTTTTTTCAGGAGCCTCATCCCGTAAAATAGATTTTAATGCTTCATTTTGTCGTTCTGTTTCTTTACTATAGCCAGCCATAATTTATCCAAATGTTAATAGTCCAAGTATTTGATTAATTGGAGCAAATGCGCCAGTAAACTTGTACATTTTATTTTTATATTTAAACACTATACCTTCTGATGGAACTATTGCCTGTGAACCACCAATAGCCTCAAACTTTTCTAATTGTCTTTTTAATGTATCTAATTTAGAAACATCTTTCGCAGCTCTTAATTGTTTAATTGCTACATCTACTTCTCTTTTCATTTTAGATACTGTTTGTTTTGGATTAGCAGCAAGAAATCCACTTACATTCTTTAAAATTTCTGCTCCCAATTCAAAAAACAACATTTCAAATGGTTTAATATTGTCTTTTTGTAGTCTTTTCATATCTTTTTTATCAGTTGATTTAGCCCAATCTAAAAACTTATCATGTTTAATAACTTTATTATTTAACCTAAAACTTTTATCTAAAAATGCCCATCTTTTTGTCAATGAATTTAAAACATTTCTTGGTATATTATACTTCATCTGTTTAGATGCATTATGAATATATTCCATCCAATAAGTTTCATGATACTTACCTAAAGTATCTTTATCCTTCAAGTTATAAATATTCTGGAATTTCTGTAACTTCGATAAAAAATATTTTTGTCTTTTAGCAAAATCTTGACTTTTAGATACCTTTAAAAATTGTGGTTTAGATATTGTAAATTTCTTCTGAATGTGTTGGTTAACCTGTCTAATCATACCTTCTAATATTCTAGCTAAAGAAGTATCTGTTTTTATAGCCATTCCAGCTTCATTATATTCAGTAGCATTATGAAATACTAAATAAGCACCATCATAGTTTACTACATTAGCAGAAGCAGGATACATTACTTCTAAATTCATCCATCTTTTACCTTCACCAAATACTTTATCCTTCTGCCCCTTTGATAATCCTTTAATTGCTTTCTGTAAATCTTTCATTGCGAAAACAAATGCATTTTTAATATTACCTCTACCTGCAAATTTAGATGCAACTCCATTAACATCTAATGCATTTGCACCAAATCCTTTTAATTGACTTTTATTTCTTGCAGCTATTAACTTATCATCCTTCCAACTTACTAATAAATTCTGTCCATCTAATTTTTCTGTAACATCATCTTCTCTGTTTAATTTTCCTGATAACCCTAATTTTATAATTTGTTTAAAATCTCCAAATGTTAATCCACTATCATCAAATGGGTGATTCATGTGTCCTGCTGCTCCACCT